CTCAAAGTTTAATCACCTTAGGAGCCTCCACCTTGACCAGCTTCTTTTCGAGTAGAGCGCGTTCGGACTCGCTCCGACCTTCGAGCATCCGGCACTGGTGCAGCTCCAGCTGGATGCACCTCGTGCAATACTTGCCCGTGCACTCCCGGCATGTCAGAACCAACAGACCCACTTGGCTCCGACACTTCTCGCACTTCATCTTCGCTTTCTATTTCGCATACATAATCCTTAACCAGACCGGCTGCCACCACCTTGACCGACTCGTCGTCGTCGCTCTCCACCTCGCACAGACCAATCTGGCGACGAAGAATCACCTGGTCCCAAAACGCCTTGGCGATCGGCAAGATGCGCTGAAACCACGCGCGATCACGAACCACCTCAATCACATCAAACTCCTCGGGTGAGTCCGGCTTGAGAAATCCTGCCGGGCGGTACTGGATGAAGTCACAGGCCTCGAGGTCGAGAACCTCGAGCAGCAGCTGAATCTGCGGCAGATAGTACTTGGGGCATTTGTGCTCAATCTTACGCGTCAGGGGGCACTTGATCTCAATAAGACGACCAGACTCGGTGACACCGTCCGGTGACCCACCGAGCCACTTGTGCACGGGATGTTGGACCAGACCAATTTCGTGAGATTTCTGATTGTACCGGGCATCGTACATGTCGCGTGCGATTGGCTCGAGGAGCGTCCCGTGCGCCGTCGCTGCATTGCCGCCCCACTTGACAGCGCCGCACTTTTTAAGCAAGAGGTCACTCGGTTTTTCGTATGGGTTGTCACCGATCGCCGACGCGAGGTCGCTCGCCGTGAGCATCGTGCCGCGGAGCGTGAGCCATTCATCGGAACGCTGCTCGGCATACGCTTGATCGAGTAGTTCACGTGTTCTTGGGTGCATACATTCTTATGTGGAGACTTGTTTAAGGGCAATTTGTGCCGCATTCTGTTCCGCCTGTTTCTTCGTCGTTGCAAATCCGGAACCACACGGAAGGCCGTCGACAATCACCTCGATGTGGAACGTCCCATTCGGGTATTGGTTCCGAACCTGATAGTCCGGTAGTGGGAGTTTAGCCGCCTGACACTTGCGCATCAGCTGATCCTTGTAGTTGTCATCCGTCAACGAAATCTCAACCCGATCAAACGCCGCAAAAACAAACTTTTTGGCGTGCACCATCCCAAGATCCAAGTAAATGGCACCGACGAGCGCCTCAAAGACATCCTCGAGGATGTTCGGATTCATGTTCCAGTTGTTTCGAATCCCCTTGTCATCCATGAGAATCCATGAATGGAGACCAAGACACTCCGAAATCTCGCAGAGCGTCTTGCCGCGCACCATCTTCGTACGCGCCTTGGTCAAAAACCCCTCCTGCTCCTTTTCATACTTGTCAAAGAGATGACGTGTAATGATAAACCCGAGGACCGAATCACCCATAAATTCGAGAGTTTCGTACGACCCCGTCAGACCCTGATACTTTTTTAGTGCCGATTTATGCGTAAAGGCGCGCTGATACAAAGACACATCACGAATCTTTGTACCAACGAGCTGTTCAATTTTCTGTCGATCCATCACCGGCGGATCAACAAGTTGGACAGGCTCCATTTTTTACTATTACACGAGGAATTTGTTTAAGACGTTTACTTCACGGGTGCGGACGGGGTCTTCTTCAGGGTCGGACGAGCCGCCTTCTTGGGGGCGTCCGGAGCAGTACCCGCCGGAGCCGAGGCGGAGGCCGCCAGGGGAGTCGTGGGAGCCGGCTTGATGTAGTGCGGGTTGATGTACTTCTGAATGTTCAGGAACGTCACCGTCGTACCCTCGGGCGGGTTCAGCAGCTCCTTCAGCGTCTGGTCCAGAGAAATCTGCTGGCCATTCTTCAGGTTCTTCTCCGTCACATACTGGTTAATCAGCTTCGTCACCTGACTGCGGGACACCTTCTCGTCGGCACCGAGACGCAGAAACAGACGCAGCTTGTCCGACACATCCAGGGGCTTGTTGAAGCCGTTGTTGGATGCGCGCGCCTTGGTCTTCTCACCGGAGGGATCCTCCAGCAGCTGCTTGACCTTGCGCAGGTCCTTGCGCAGTGCCTTGATCTCGGTCTGCAGGGTTGCCAGTAGCTCGTTGGTAGAGGTCTCCATTACTGGTTAGTATACCCTGGACCTCTTTAACTATGTTTCGGTTTTCGTATACGAAAACCAACCCGAGGATGATGAGCATCGGCCATGTGAGCATCGGCCCGAGCGTCAGGAAAAGGACGAGATGCCAAACCTTGAACCGACCCCAGATGGTCGTGTATCGCATATAGTTGTAGATTTTCTGCACCTCAGAGTCGTTCTTAAGCGTCTCCATAAACTATTATCTGTTGAGGTTTTTTCTTTTGCGCGAGGCCCACACGATGCCCGCCAATAGAAGGACACAGAAGATGATCGCCAGGACAATCAGGATCCAGTCTGTCACCGTCAGACCGGTTGACGTTTTCGTCGTCGTGGTTGCGAGTGGTTTCGATGACGAGTTTGCGGTCGTGCAGGCTGCGGGGCAGCAGCCTGGGTCGCATGCGTACTGTTTCCCTTCTGAACGGAAGGCGCATATCGGGGTTGTCGTCGCGACATTAGATCCAGGGCTGATGCCTGGTGTCAGCTGGAGATAGCACGAACAATTCGCTGAAGCGTACTGGGGTCCGCAGTAGCTCATTACTTAGAGACATGATTTGTTTTATAGTCACATGCTTTTCTCCAAGCCCGCCAAGCTCCAGGACGGTCGCTACTTCCTGAAGGTTACCCAGGATGACGGGTCGCGCGTGATGCATCAGTTGAACGGTGTCACCTTTGTGAGCATCGATGGAGCCCAGGCTGTAATCAAGACGGACCCAACTCTTTTCTCGGAGATTGATGAGCAGATTGTCGCTCAGGCCAAGGTGTCCAAGGTGGAGTGGTTCGGGAAGGAGATTTCCGACGAGACGGTTTCCTCAGCCTACCAGAAGAGCGTCAACCCCGAGTCCGAGCTGTCCGCCACGTTTGCAACCATCAAGGGTGAGATTGTCACCATGTTTTACGATACCCAGAAGAACACCCTCAGTGGGGTTGACACCGGTGTTCCAGTCGATGCCCTCTTTGAGCTCTCAGGCCTCGTGTTTACGAAGCGCGCATTTGAGCCAGTCTGGAAGGTGATCCAGGTGCGGGTCAAGGCGGCCCCAAAGCCAAAGTTCCCGCGCGAGTACCTATTCAAGGATGACCCAGTCGAGGAGGAGCCAGACATCGACCTGTAAAAAAAAGTAGGCGTACAATATAAATGGACGGCAAAGGTCTGGCGATCCTGGTTCTTCTTTTTCTGATTACGTTGATGCTGTTCATGCCCCAGCGCAGCCCTTTCATGGAGGCTCCGTCGGGTGTCCAGGGTGAGAATGTCCTGCCCGAAAAGGCGGGCCCGATGATCCAGCAGGGTGGTGAGACGGACCTGCAGGCTGCCGAGAGCAGCAGCATGTTTGCTCCGTTCACGGGTGCCCTCGAGAACATCGGCGGCAGCTTCAAGGTGGGTCAGGTCCAGACGGACCCCAACGTGGGTCTGATCCCCAAGGAGGTGGTGACGACCGAGGACTTTGGTCAGTTTAGCCCGGATGCCATCCTGTCCGGTCAGAACTTCCTGGATCCGCGTGCCCAGATTGGCTTCCCCGAGACGATCGGCGGCAACCTGCGCAATGCCAACCTCCAGGAGCGCTCCGAGCCGGCGAACCCGCGTGACCCGGTGAGCATCTTCAACCTGTCCACCATCCCGCCCGACACGATGCGCCCCAAGTTTGAGATCCAGAACGAATACAAAGGCTATTAAAAACTAAACCCAAATGTACAGTAAATGGCTACTCTTAAAGACGTGATGTCAGAGTGGCTCGGCCTCAAGTCTCAGTTGAAAGCTGCTCGCGGGGACATTAGTGTCCTGAATAAACGCGAGAAGGAGCTTCGTGCTGAGGTTCAGCGTGTAATGAAGCAGATGAAGCAGGAGGATGAGGATTCTGACCCAGTGATTAAGATCCAGGGTCAGAAGGTGGCTTACCAGGCGAAACAGTCTAGAGGCAGCCTGACCAAAGAAGTTATAATCAACGGTCTGCGCTCCTTTTTTGGTGGCAACGAGACTCAGGTCGAAGGCGCTTTCCAGGCTATCCTCGACGCTGCTCCCCTAAAGGAGAGAGACGTACTTACAGTAAGAAAAGCGACCGACTGAAATGGGTGTCAACAACGAATACAGCGCTGACGCCTTCCAGTACGAGGATGCCCACGAGGAGGACATCCAGGACGATTATGACCTCGAGCTCGACCCCCCAGCCTGGCACGATTGGCACAGCGAACACATCCTGAACATGTGGATGTCGCTCAGGGCGTACCTCGAGGACAATTCGATGAACAGCACGCTCCTCAACAAGGCGACCTTTCACAAGTTTTGCGAGTTTGTCCGAAATAATTCTGAGTAATAGTAATGGCAATTGACATTACCGGTCCCAAGGTGCTCACGCCCGCGATTCTCTTTGCGCTGCTCAGCCCAGGCCTGCTCCTGGCGCTGCCGTCCCTGCGCCTGTTCCCAGGCGTCAGCTCGAACCTCAAGACGACCCTGCTGCACGCGATTGTGCTGGCATTGGTGTACTATGTAATTGCACGTTTCCTGTTGAAGATTTCGCTTCGTCCGGCTGATTTGTTTGTCCCGGTTGTCCTGTTTGTCCTGCTGTCCCCGGGCATCCTGCTGACGATCCCGCCCGGCAGCCGCGGCGTGCTGACCTCGGGTCAGAGCTCGGTGACGGCGGTGGGTGTGCACACGCTCGTGTTTGCGCTCGTCTTTTCGTTCCTGCGCGGCCAGTTTCCCAATTACTATTAGAAAACTACAGTAGATGAAGCACTTGGTCATTGGACCAGGTGCGATGGCCTATTTTTTGTTCATGGGCACGCTCAGTGCGCTTTCAGATAAAGGCGCACTCAACGATCTCGAAACAATATCAGGTGCGTCGGCCGGAGGTCTCATCGCCTTTATGTACATCCTGACCAAAGGTGACGTGACGCGCATGTTCGAACTGAGCGCTGACATTCCGCTCAAAAACGTCATGAAGCCAAACATCAAGGCGCTTCTCAAGACGTACGGACTCGTCAGCTCCAAAAAGATTTTGGCAGTCCTGGTGGGTCTCACGCGAAAGATTCTCCAAAAGGATGACGTGACATTCGCGGAGCTATGGGCGCACTGGCCCATAAAACTGTACGTCTCGGCGTGTTGCATAGATCTCGGCACGACGCACTACTTTTCGGTCGATTCGCACCCGGACATGTCCGTGCACGAAGCCCTCACGATGACGGTCGCCGTACCATTCCTTATCCAGAGCGTCAAAAAGGCTGACTGGCACTACATCGACGGTGGGGCCCTCGAAGAGACTCCGTGCGCCAAAGTACTCAATCACGAACCAAAGTCTGTCCATGTCATTCGCACGGGCGGCGAGTTTACCGCCCGTGTCAACAACCTCAAGACATATGGCTTACGGCTTCTCGGGACGGCATTCAGTCTCCGACACCGGTACAGTATGTTTCAGACAACCGTCGTCGAGGTGGACGATCTCGACATTTTTGATTTTTCAATGTCTATCGACTCGAAAGTGCGGATGTTTGTAACGGGATACATGTCATGTACGATTTGCCCTCGAGTTGAAAATGATCATCTTCGTACGCTCGCTGAATCACCGCCGCCAGATCAAGAACATCCTGTGTCGACGTGTGATGCTGACTCGCCCCCGTGACGTATGCGGACAAGTCGGCCAGTCGTGCAGTCATTCCACCCGCCTTGATGTACTTGTCCATAAACTTGGGGCACCGACGTGTCAGAAGCTGTTGGGTACACACCTTCGCCACCGTCGACCACGCCCCGAAACAACAGCACGTCTCGGGGTAAGCCATCGGGTCCTTTTTGAAAATCTTGGTGCCGAGACGCTGGTCCGTCTGGACCAGAAACTGAATGTCCCGGTCGATCGAGTGGCCGAACCACGTCGAGCCGCTCAGCGAATCGAGAAAGTACTGAACCGCTTCACGAAACGGCAAACTGATGGTCGTCCCAGAGACTTTTGCCGAGTCGATGACCGTCTGGCCCACCTTTCTGACCACGTCGGGGTCCTCGCCGATGCATGGATCGGCGAGGACATCCTCGATGAATATGGTTTGGATCGACTCGGTTCTGAACTTGGTCGACGACTCGTAGACGGGGTCCTGACCGCGACCGCGACTCTTCCACCCCTTGGTGCGCTCGAATGAAATTGGCATGAAGCTCATCGAAAAAATGATGCCCGTGCCGTCCGTCATGCGCTTCGACTCGAGGTCGACGACATGAGCCTTCATTTGAAGGCTGGCGCACCTCATTTTTATCTCATCAATTAGTATCATGATCGAGCGCGTTTCTTACGTCCAGACACGTAAACCCAAAGTGATCCACGTCAAGCGGACCCGGAACCACAAGGCTTACACATACTATCGCCCGGCCGGCAAGACCCAGGTGCAGGCAACCCTGATTGTCGACCGCGGCAAGCTCGGCAAGGGCCCCAAGGTGATCCCGGTGACCCGCCCCGGCATGCTTACCGCGTACGGGTACAGCGTGAGCAAGTCGCCGGTGGCTCGTCACCGTGCGCTCACCAAGGCGATCACGTACGGCATGCAAAAACCCTTGGCGGTTTTCCACCGCCTACAGGCCATCGCGACGCTCTCCAAGCGGACCATGCCCAGCTACGCCAAGACGTATCGGTACGATCGCAACTACATCGGCCGTAAATTTCTTGGCTCAAAGTAAATGTTGTCGACTCCCTTTTTTGGCGCCCTCGGTGTTGCAGCCTGGTCCAAGTTTTACGCGAAGCACAACACCCGTGTTTCCTTCGTGTACTTTGTCGCGGTGTTCATCGCCCTATGGATTCTCCTGATGATGTCCCCCAAGGCGCGCGTCCGTGACGAGCAGAAGGGCATCGACGGTTTCTCGGTCACTGGCTCCGGCGCGCCATGAGCAAAATCACAACCAGGCCAATCACCAGAACAACGGAAACAATGACGAACGCTTTTTGTTTGTCCTGAAAGAGACCCTCCCGGACAGGCGCCGGGACGCTTTCGATCCGTTCAGGTTCAGACGGCACAACCGTGTGAACCCGAATCCCAAACGAGTTGATGTCGAGTCCGTTGAAATTCAACGGGTTGCCGTACCGATCTCGCCACGTCACAGTCAGACGCTCGATCGAATCGATCCGCGAAGGAAACTCAACCGAGATGCGGTAATCCGAGTTTTCTTTGAATGATTTGTAAGAACCGCTGACGACATCCATCGGTATGAGTGCAAACGATGTCGCGGCCGTACTTCCCGACGTAGTCACCTGACCCCACGCTTGTTGGGTCAGCTGGCGTGCGTCGAGCGTCAAAGGTGTACGAAACTCTGTGATGTCAAGCCATACATATTCATTGACACTCATATTGATGACTGATGCCGATTTGACGTACGTTGTCGCGCCCGGCCACATGTTTGCAAACTCTTGGTTGGCCGACAATGATGACGATGCTGTTGTGCCGATCGGCAAACCGAGGATGCGTGATATTTCACTCGTGAGACACGTCACGGACATCAAATTCCCGTAAAAGATGAAACGACCTTCACCTGGCAAGTATGCCATCTTGTCTGTCGTCTGTGCCGAAGCGTTGAACGCCGACACGATACATGATGTCGAGTAAAAGCCTGGATTCAAAAAGACGTTCGCTGAGTCAATCTGAAGAACATTCGATGTCGATGTCAGGTTGTACATTGTGTTTGGGACGACCGCCGAAACGAGATCCACCTTGGTCACATTCTTGAGGGGATTTGTGAGATGGAGCGTGTAAGAATTTCCAGATGGGTACAGTGACGTGTCTCGCTGGACCGAATCAGCAAATATGATGAGTTCGCGTGTGCTCATTCCTATTTTCTGTCAACATATTATGAAACCGCGTCACATCACGTTGTCACGCAAATGGCCTGAGCGATACTTTTCAGGTCTGAGCCACAGACTTCAAAAGCAGCGCGAGCATGAACTCCTCCGGCGCCGTAGAGTTTCGTATAGTAAATTGACCCTCGGTCAATCGAACAAGGGTGGGACGCGCCAGAAATCCAGGTGGACTCTGCTCTTCCACAAGGTGTACCCCGGCCTCAAGTTCAACAAGGATGCAATCTCGAAGCGGACTGGCATCTCGCGGTCAACCCTGAACACCGTGTACGATCGGGGGCTCAAGGCGTGGAAGACGGGCGGTTCCCGTCCGGGTGCGACGGCGCCCCAGTGGGCGATCGCTCGCGTCTACAAGTACGTCCTGGTCACGAAGAAAAAGGCGCCCAAGCAGTGGTACATGACCAGGGCCGATCCGAACGCCAATCTCAGACGGACGGTCTGATGAATGCGCTGTAAAACCCGTAGATGGCTGTGATGTTAACGAACAGCAGATAGAATGAAACGATGAGTCTCGCCCGCGTGGATTTGGGAGAGACGTCACCGTAACCAGCCGTCGAGAATGACACGATCGAAAAGTAAAACAGGTCGACGAAACGACCGGACCCCTTCTTGCGGAGGCCCGTAAAGTCGTCGTCGGTCACCCACGGGTACAACATCGATGCGAATGCAAAGTTGGTCAGAAGCAGCGCCGTTGTCAGCTGAGCGAGCTGGGCAGCCATATAATTGAAGACGAGAAATTACTTGGCATAACCCTCGAACATGTTTCCGATGTAGCCGCGGCGCTTGACGTGGTGAACGGCGACGCCGCCGGCTCTCGCGGCGTACATACCGCGAGCCTTGCCCTTGTTGGCACGGGTCTCGCGGGCAATCTTGGGGCGGATAGCCGCCGGAATGGAGTTCAGGTTGGCGTAGCGCGTGGAGACGACGGCACCGCCTGGATTGCGGAAAAACTTGGCCTTGGGGTTGTACGTCGAACCCGCAATGTACTTACCGCGGTTCGTAACCATAATCACACGGCGCTTGGCATTGAAGAAGATGGTCGAGGTGGGCATGGTAATATAATGCTAGAAGATAAATAGAATGACCGAGTGAAGCTTATGGTTCGGGCGCTCCTGCATTCGTCAGCCCGTCAAATTTGGCAGTCACTCGGACCGGGCTTTTCGGAGCGCGTCTACCACAACGCGATGGAGGTTTGTCTCCGAAAAGCCGGTGTGGCGTACGAGACCGAGCGGGTCATCCCGGTGACGTTCATGGACCACACGCTCGGTAACCTCAGGGCTGATCTCATCGTCGACGGGCGCTACGTCGTCGAGCTCAAATCGGTCCGGACCATCAAGGATGAACATCGGGTCCAGACCAAGGCGTACATGAAGCTGCTCGGCTTGTCCGATGCGGTGCTCATCAACTTTCCGACGCAAGGTGACACTCTCGAAATTGAAGATTTTTGTTAAGAAGCGCAGCGCGCCTCTTGTCTCTTCTCCAATGGATCCAACAGGCGCAGCGCGCCTGTTGTTTTTTTTCCCTGAAAAGAGTATGGACTTTGACGACCCACGGAATCGCCGTTGGCTCAAATGGGTTCCGGTCGCGGCGTTTGTCGTGTCGTGCTGCTCATTTGCATTTGCAATCTTTGTTCTTTATCCGTGGCACATCGAGCTCTCACGGGAGTTTTCGACGTTGGCCAAAAAAATACCCTGTAAGTAGTAATGGAAGAAGACAAGCGCCCTCGTTGGCTGACATGGCTGCCCATTGTTGCACTGATTCTGTCGGTGACGATCCTCGTGTTCCAGGTGGCGGTTCTCCACGCCTGGCACATCAAGCTCTCGAACCAGATG